CAGTCTGCTGATAACTCTATGTTTACCAGAGACCATATTAAATACTGGGAAGGAACATTTCAGTATGAAGAAGAGAATGATATTTGTTTTTTGAATATAGACGGAGAATTAAAACCAGTAAATATTTTTGCAGGAGTTGACCCTGCTACAGATAGTGCTAGAAGAGATGCTGATTATAGTGTTATAGTTACAATAGCAGTAGACTCTAATAATAATATTTATGTACTTGATTATATGAGAAAAAGAGGAATACCTGTATTGGGAATTCCAGGAGAAGAAAATAAAGGTATTGTAGATTATATGTTTGATTATTCTAAAATTTTTCATCCTAGTTTGTTTATAGTAGAAGACACTACGATGTCTAAACCTGTATTTCAAGCGTTAAGAGCAGAAACAAGAAGAAGAAATGATTTTTCTGTTCGATTTAAAGAGGAGAAACCTGGTACTAGGATGAGTAAACGTGATAGAATACAGGAAATATTAGCTCAAAGATTTGCTATTGGTCAAATACATTTAAAAAAAGACCAGTATGATTTAGAGCATGAAATTATAACATTTGGTCCACGTATGGGACATGACGATGTAATAGATGCATTAGCTTATGCTTGTAAGTATGCTAATCCACCTATAGGAATACATGAAGAAAAAAAAGAAAGAAGATTTTATAAAAAAAGACCTTCGGCTAAATCGTGGGTTATAGCATAATGGAGAATTAATGGCTAAAAGAAAAGATAAGATGGCAGATAGAATAAGAGAAGTTTATGATTATTCTAAAACAGATAACAGAGTTCAATGGGAATTTATAAATCAAAAAGGTTATGATTTTGCTAATGATAACCAAATGAGTTATGATGAAAAGGTGGCTCTTGAAGAGCAAGGTATGCCTACATTTACAATTAACAGAATTATTCCTGTTGTTGAAATGTTAAATTTTTATGCTACAGCTAAATCGCCAAGATGGCAAGCTGTAGGTACAGAAGGTAGTGATAGTGATGTTGCTTCAGTATTTTCTGATATAGCTGATTATATTTGGAACTCATCTGATGGTGATACTATTTTATCTAATGCAATAAATGATTCTGTTACTAAATCTTTAGGATATTTAATGGTTACTGTAGACCCTGATGCAGATAACGGAATGGGAGAAGTTACTATACAACAACCAGACCCTTTTGATATTTATGTTGATAATAAATCTAGAGATATATTATTTAGAGATGCTGCTTATATTTTAATCCGCAAAATACTACCTAAAGGACACCTGGTCCAACTGTTCCCTGACAGCAAAAGAAAAATTATGGCAGCATCTTCTAATGAAAATGAATATGATAACTATAGTGAAAAAACTACAGATATGGAGCAAAAAGATTTTACTTACAAAGAAATGAACGGTAATAACTCTTTGTATAGTGAAAAAGAAAATGAACTTGTTGAATTTTTTGAAATGTATGAAAAAGAAAAAGTGGCTCATATAAACTTGTTCTATAAAATTCCTCCAGATAAAAATAAAATTAAAGAAATACAAATAAAAGCACAAGAAATTATATCTCAAAGACAAGCAGAAATAGAAGTTGAGCTAAAAGAAACTGCATTAAAAATGCAAGAAGCTGTAGAACAAGGTAAGATTCTTCCTGAAAGAATGGAACTTGAAATGAAAAAAGAACAAGATATGGCTAAACAACAGTTAGAGTCTATTGCTGTAGAAGTTAGACATCAATTGCAAGAAGAAGCTTCTAAAGTAGATAATAAAATTATTACAAAAGAAGAATATGAAATATTACTAAAAGATAAAACATTTGAAAGCAGAGTAGTTGAAGCTATGCCATTTAATAAAACTGTAGTTAAATTATGTTGCGTAGTAGGAGATAAAACATTATACACTAAGCATTTACCTGTATCTGAATATCCTATAATTCCG